TACTCTTGTGCCAGGAATCAAATACGTCGGTATCCAGAGGATGGCCTTCTACGATCGAATCTTTCAACCAGGTATCAATCTCTTTTGCGCTAACATGTCCAGATTTACCTGACCCAAACCGTTGAAATAACTGGTCAACTTGGTCCTCATGTGCACCCTGCACGGCCTCAAACGCAGCGTGTTGCTCATCAGTCAATGAGGGTTGAATCTTGTCCCAGTACGTCTTGACTGCTGTATCATCAGCCGCGATGCGATCTGATATCCCTTTGGTAAGCTGCTCCGAGAACTTGGCTCGAACTTTGGAGTCAGCTAGTGTCTGTCCTTTTGCGTAGATAACATCTTGAATTGTTTGAGGTTCTTCGTTATAGAACTTTCCGGCTAATTTAGCGTATACTCCTGGTTCCTTCTCAGCGCCGAAGACGATGTCTTTAGCCTTAGAAATTGCTGCAGGTACAGCTTCTGTAGCTGCCCCAAGAGCACCCCCTAGAGTTCCGCCCAGGATCACTCCTAATCCTATCGTATGGAGGGCATTCTCGGCGCTTAGCTGGGGGTTTAAGGCACGTTCGTGCACTACCTGACCTGTTGCCCACAGCCCCCCCTCGATCGCGCTTCCTGAGCCCAATTCGGCCGCTCTAGCGGCAGCTTTGCCAAGGAGTCCCGTAGCTTCAGGAAGGGCTGCACCAACGATCCCCGAGACCCCTCTGCCAGCGCGGGCGATCAATCCCGGAGCAGTCAGCTCTCCAACGCCCGGAATCAAACCAGGAACTACGAAACCGGCAGCGGTACCTAAACCGTGAGCAATTGGATTAACCCGTTCTCTGGCCTCAATATCTTCCGGCTTAACACCAAAAGCCTTTTCAAGATGGGTACTGAGCCCGAACGTCGCTGTCGCACCCGCGGCTTCTAAGCCCGTGACTAACTGCTGGCCAGGAGTTGCGAACTGTTGGTCTCGTTCATAGTCAGCGACCTGGCGTTCGTTGGCTGCTCCATACCCAAGAGCCGCATATTGAGTCACATGTTCTGTTGGAACAGGGACGACCTTACCTCCCGGACCAATTACAAGTGTATTAGCAGCTGCCACGAAGCTACGACTCCGATTCTACGGATTGCGTGGGAGAGGGCGTTGAGCCGTAGCCCAGTGCTCGTTTCTGCTTATTCTGTCTTTCTAGGTCCATGAAGAAAGCAGTTGCCTTGTTCTTCTTTTCTTGGATCGGCGAACTCAGGTCTAAACCCACGTTGTGCAACACTTCCCACATCGGATTCCTCTTCGACGGATCCTGTCCCTGCATCTTGAGATAGCGAGCAGCTACATTACCAGCATGTGCTTCCCGTTCTGCCTTTGAAGCAGTGAATGGCACCTTGGCCAAAAGGGGATGGATGTCTGCAGCAGCGGCAGCACCTAACGCTTCATGTGCACCGACTTCTTCAGCATTCGGACCGAATCTCTTTTGCATCTCGGGAGACAAGTAAGACATCAAGTACGGGTCTACAGGCTTGCCTGATAGCAATTGAGCGGTAGCAACGCGTTGAAACTCTTGATTCTGAATTCCAAAGCGAGCACTCTGAATTTGAAGGCCTTTGAGAGTAGAGTCCAACCCCTCCGCACGCATCTTCTGTTTGATTTGGACAGAATCTGCGCGCAAAGCTGCGATCGTTGTCTGAGCGTTGGCTTGAGCTTTCTCTCCCAAGAAATCAGATGCAGAAGCTTCCATCTGTCCTGCTAACCGATCCTTCATTCGTGCTTCAGCTACGCCACGAGCTTGACGCATGTCATAGCCTTGGCGCATCAACACGTTGATCATCGACTCCTGGTTCTGTTTATTCTTGACTTGAGCATCAATATTCCGATCGATCTGCTTCTGAACAACCCCTAAAGCTTGATTGGGTCCTCCAGTATAAGCCGCCCCAATCCCACCCAGCACAATCCCGATCAAAGCCGATGCCTTCGAGCCGAAGTCAGACTGCTCCCAAAGCTGATTAGGATTGATCTTCCCCTCTTTAAAATCCCGGATAGATTGGGCCAATTCAGCTTGATGGGATGCCTCCTTTGCATCTTCAGACTTATTGAATGCATCCTGGGCCTCAAGGGATTGATGCTGGAGAACAGCTTGAACTGCACCCTGTTTGGTCGCTAGAGCGGCTTGTGCTTGGAGAGCTGCTTCCTGCCCCTTCTCTGCTTTCTCATACTCTTTAGTAGCCCCCCCCTCGCCACCCTCCTTTGGTTGTGGTTTCGGAGTCTGACTGGCACCTTGCCCGGGCGTTACAGTTCCCGAAGGTGTTTGAACACTTCCCTCAGGAACTTGTGGCCCTTCTGGCATTTTAAAGGACCCGGTTGCTCCCGAGGGTTCTGGTGTTGGGAGTGCTCGGCCGAAGACTTTTTCGCCTAAACGACTAATTGTAGAAGATACTCCAGAACTTTCTGCCGTTGGCGCTCCCGTAGAGGGATCGACCTCAACATCCCCCCCGCTTGCCATCTTACGAATATGGACGTGAAGCTCGCCCGGAATAGTGTGTTTCGCGATCTTGAATGGTCCCTTACCGTCATCGACCTCGTAATGGTCTGGATGTTCTTTGACTTTGTAGTCCTTTTTTGCCTTCGCCATCCTAGACTCCCAGCGCTGCGAGTTCCAATTTGATTCGTTTCAGCTTTGCCAAGACAGGACCATAGTTCGGTTCTTTAGCAGCAGACTTCCCATCTACTTTACCGCCTCGCGCTCGCTTCTGGATCTCAGCAACGAACTGAGCAGCTCGATCCGGAGCGTCCCCTTTTTGAGTAACAGACCGAGGGAGTACAATCTCTCCTGGAGAAAGCTTCGCATTGACGGTGTCATACTCTTCTGAATCGTGACCTTGAATCATCCCACCATGCGCAATCCCTTGATCATTAAAACTTGTCTGTGTCGAAGTTGATCCGCCCCCACCTCCGCCGAACATTCCAGGAATCATTGCAGCAGCTGATCCAAGCCCACTAACTAGACCCCCTGTTCGTATATTAGATTGGGCTGTAGCTCGACCCGCATTAGATTCTTGCATCTGAGCATTCAAATGCGCAGCATCAAGCTGGGCTTGCTGGTTACCTGCCGCGACCTGTTGCTCTAGTCCCTGTTGTGCTAAAACTCTTTGTTGCTCAGATCCCGCAAGTTGACCAGCTGTACCAACGCCTGTCAGTGCAGCCTGTTCTGTTTCTAGATCACCCCTGCGGGCGGACGCTAATGCTTGATTTAGTAATCCTTGGGTTCCGAACTGTTCTTCCATTCGCAAACGTCCGGATTGACCAGCCAAGCCAAGCTGAGTAGCCGCATTATTCTCCGCAATCAGTCGTGCCTGGAGCGTCGGATTGATTCCCGTAGTACTGCCGATTTGTCCTGCGGAACGTTTCGTTGCCTCATCCGCGGCTTGTGTAAGCTGTAATTGAGCAAGGGATTGTCCACGACCTGCCGCTTGATCTTGCAAAGCCTTGACGAACTGCATCTGTTCTTCACGGGATTCTCCGGCCTGAGCTCCCCCTGTCGCGGCTTGGTGCTGTAGAGCGGCAATCAGTTTCCGGTATGATTCCTCATCTAATGGAGTGGTGTGGAATCCACTTTGTGGAGCCAATGTCTTACCGCGCTCGATCGCCTGTTCATAGTTTGAGTACTTGTCATTCCCTCCGAGCAAACTACTAAGTAAGCCCCCAACACCGCCGATCACGCCGCCGATCGCGGTCCCAATTCCCGGAATAACACTACCGATCGCCGCCCCAGTTCCTGCCCCCCCTAATGTACTGCCAATTGCCCCTGCCATATATCCTCTTTAGACGGCCTACGTCTGTGCTGTAGCCGGTAGTTTGAAGCCGCGCCCTTTCAATCCCACTTCTAACAAGATCGCTGCTAGAGACAGGCTACCTGAGTCATTGATGTCCTCGATCGATAACTGGATTGCCTCACACAACTGTTGTGTCGGATCGATTCTGAATTGATACAATGGGAAGCCATCTCCATAAGGAGTACCAGTTCCGTATGTTCCGTCATTTCCATAAGTCACTGGAGAAGCAGGGGTGACAATCGCGCTCTGGATCACGGCAGGATCAAAGTTGTAAGCTAGACTCAACTGCATCGTATGAGGTGCGCTTTGCTCACCAAGGACGTAAATTTTCCGAACACGCGTAAATCCTTGCAGACCCGCGAATTGGAGCCAACTGGTCGTCAGCCGAAGTTTGATTGGCCGTCCAGCATCTAAGAATAGTCCAGGCGTTTCTTGGAGGACTGCCCCATCGTTCCGTAGGAATGTATACAAATTCTGGAAGAGAGTACTGTCCACGCTATTCACATTTGTGTGCACAGACCACTCATTGACGAAGTAGTCGAACATCAATACTGTACCATTGTTCAAGGCGAAACGAACTTGGTTGGTATTCGGAACGAGCTGAGCGCTAGTAACCGGAATCCCATTGAACGCTTCCACATCTGCTCCAACATATTCCAGTGTCAAGCCCCGGGTCAGAAGATACTTTCCCTTCGGAGAATCAAACATCAATCCTCGAGGCACTAAGACCACACTTCTGGGGTTGCTGGTACCAGTATCCGCACCAACGATCGGAATCACGTCCGCAAATGAACCATTCCCTGTATTGTCAGGACCGTCTCCATATGTAAATCCAATAGAGTTTGACCGAAAGATGATCAGCTTCTCGTCCAAAGACGCGATCGCAAATGCCTGTCCCCCCTTCGAGTCTATGTTCAGCGTAAAGAATGGAGAGAATTCGACCGGTGTAGCGCCAGGAATAATTGGCTTGCTGAACCATAGCTGTAAGGGATTACTGCTGTCCAGCGCCCATACACGATTCCGATGGATCGTCATACTGCTAAACGGATTCGGAGGACCGTCTGGGACGGTCCCGCCAGTCGTATACAATGTGTTATTCCCTATGATGCTCGAATCTGGCAGCGTGTCTACGAATTGGACAGTATCAACCGTCACGCTATTCTGAAGCGGCGCGATGACTGATGTTACTTGATAGAAGACTGTGCCTCCGGTCTCACCTGCATTCCGATAGACCTCAACATTGACCGGAGTCCTAGCTCCAAGCTTTGCAGTCGCTCGAAGAGTGGGAATTGTTATCGTATTTGAACTCGTAGATCCGGAGGTTGTAAGATTCGTAGTAGCTATAGACGGGGTAGAACGATGTAGAACTCCTTGGCCGTCTGGCCAGGTGTAGATTGCGATGTATTGATACGTTCCTGGAAGGATGGTCCCACCAGATGCGCTAGTTGTAGCAGTGACTGGTTCAGGATAGATCAAGAAGTTCTGTTCCACCATGCTTACACCGTCGTAAATGGAAGGAACTCCTCCAGATAAGAGGAGCGTTGATCCTGCTTGTAATCGAAGATAGCTATTCAGCGGGTCAAAAAAATTCATGGTGGTTGACTGCACGCCGGACCGAGTCAACAATGTGCCGTTCTGAGTTGCTAGTGTACTCTTCGCAAGGAAAGAGAACTGAAACAAGCTAGTAGAAACTTGGTTGCTTTCTGGAAGCAGAGAAGCCCCGAGACTGCTTCGGGTTGGAACCTCACCGCCGAGACCAGACAGGATCTTTCCAGCGAAGTTGCCGTTAGTATCAGCGAGAAAGTAGGTCGGCTGAAGTGGACTCTGATAAATCAGAGGAATATATGGCAAGTTTTGGTACAAGAACGCTTTGCCTGCAAGTGCAAGGCTTCTGAAGAAGACCTTTGGAAATCCCGAATCGACGAGGTATCCCGGACTCGTGTATGGCATGAACGATCCGCCGATCCACAGTAATATGCCGGGAGGACCAAGAATCTGCGTAAACTGCGCTTGCTTCGTAAAGTAGTTGTACGTCTGAGCAGCAGACACTGTGTAGAACAGAGTTAACCGCGCAGGTGTAGGCTGTGTGATTCCTGTCAATAAGGCCACGTTCCCAATCGTTTCAACAGAGATCAGCGTCTGAATCTGTAGCGATGAATTCCAGATCCGCATCCGCACAGCAGCGGTGTCTGCCCCTGCCCACACAACACCGCCTCCATTAACATCAGCGAAGAGTGTTAAAGCCAGCGGAGCTCCGTTGTCAAAAGCGGTCGAGACTTGGTTCGTGACAACTGTGGGAGCTCCAGCTGCCATCTTGAAGATTGTAGTTGTGCTGTTCGTCGTATTGAAGGCTACATATAGACTTGTTCCAGACACAGTCGCATCATAATTAGGGTTAGTCGTATTAACTGCGCTGTTTGATACTCCGGTGTTTGTCAACGCTACCGGAGACAACGCTGTCGTTGGGGATGTGCTTGGAACGACAGCCATGTAAAGCTTGGTGTCACTGCTGTTGTAGTACAAGATCAGCACATTGACGCCTAAACTGAGAACTTTAGGCTTAACCGCGTTCGCGTTAACGAGAACGTTGTTGATGATCTGCTGTCCAGTGATCTTATCTACGATCGAATACCGGACCCCACCGCCTGAATCTTCGTAGGCATAGACTTCGATGCCAGCTGGATGCGTCGTACTGTCCTGCTGTGTCTGCTGGAGCGTGTTCCGGGTGATTGCCTTCTGAGTTACGTATGTGCTATACAGCGCCCCCTTGCTTAACCAAGTTTGTGTCAGTCCATTATAGCTAAAAAGAGTAGTCGAGTTTGCCTCTAACAACTCTGAATTGAATGTGAACAGCCCTTGACCAGATGTCAAAATCGTCTGATGGACAGACAAAGGAACTTGGAGCGTATTTGACAACAACTGATAGCCCGGGCGCTTCGTAATCACACCTGGACGAGAGAATACGCCATTCTCGAGGAGTAAGAGCTTCCCCGCAATGACCAGCTTCGAATCAGTCTTAGTATCTAGACCGCGTCGAAGCTGAACGCTGAAAACGTTGGTAGCAAGAGCCACGATCGCTCGCCTTTACAGCTCGTAGACAGCAATTAGATAATTATTTACCGTTATCGTTGAGTTATCTGGATTAGAAGCAACTTGAAGATTCCATGTATGCCCTCCAGATCCAATGGGATCTAGGATCATCATTGGCATACTGATACCGGGTTGAGCTACTACAGTGGATGTTGGAGTCCACGCCCATCTAGCCACCTCTGTGGCGTCTCGAGTAATCCGTAACAGCACTTGTTGAGTAGTTCCATTCGGTTGCACAAAGGCCGCACCCGTCGATGTGTCGGGCTGTACACTTACGATAACCGGACGACCTATTGTAGTAAGACCTACGGAAACCACAGTCTGAAAGCCCCCGCCGGCTGTACTGGTAAACGCGCCACTTCCGCCTGAAAGCTGTTGACCGACCGCTGCTTCTTGGGTCCGAGTGATCGTAGCATTGGCAATCTGTGTGGCTGTGATCGTCTGATTGGTTAATTGAGTTCCAAGGATTGTGGCATTGGATGCCAACTGCGTTCCTTTGATTGCTGCGCTAGCCGACAGATTCGCTGTAGTTAGCGTACCAAGCGTGGCGATATACCCAAGTTGACCCGTGGCCGTAGATGTCAAGAATGATGTGGATCCAGGTAATGCACTTGCGAGAGTCAATACGTACGATCCGCTCAGTGCCCCCACAGACAGAGTCACTCCCGGATTGCCCGTTCCGATCGGATTGTGAATGATTACATTCCCTGCATCGATGTTCGCAGCCTGACTCGGATTCTGAGTAAAGACGAACGTTCCTGTTCCCGACGTATAGTTTAGGGCCGCAGACGTTCCACCAAGACCTGTGATTCCACCGATAGACCCAACACTGAGAGAGCCGTTCGAGGTCAACTGTAAAGGCACGCCGGCTTGATTGTTGAACCAAAGTTCTCCACCTGAAACAAACAAGCAGTTAATGTCAGTAGGTAACGCTAGTGGCGCAGATTGGTTGAAGTACCGAGTGGTTCGTAGCGTAGTGGCGTTGAAGTTACTGAAAGTGAGATCTGCGTTGATATTCAAACCGGTGGTGGGGACCAGTTGGCCTGTACCCGGCGTGTGTTGATGAGAATCTATCAGCGTCAACGCTGCGTTTAATTGAGTTGCCCACGTTGGTCCAATTGTGATCGACACGGTGGGCAACGTAAGACTCATGAAAGGTGTAGCCATGGTTTAGTTCTCTGCTAAGAAGTGAATCCCATCTAAGAATTGCCAAGCATTACTGGCTCCGGCCGAGGTTCCTTGAAAAACGTTTCCGTTCAAATTTACTCCTACAGTTTGATACGCGTTGTTACTGTCGCCTACGAAAGTCATACTCCGCTTCGGTCTAAATCCTGTGGGTAGGGTAAAAATAGTCGAGCTAACAGTTCCAGATTTAACTACACCTCTAAGCCGGACCCATCCCAGGCTGTCTTTGCTGAATCCAGCAGTCCTAGTCGTATCAAAGTTTACCCAACTGTTCTGGAACATCGGCGCTCCTGAACTACCGACATTGATCCACGAGGTCGTAGATGCAGGTGCAGACTTCAAGAATGGTCGAAGCACGGCGATCCATGCGTCTTGCATGCGATTTACGTCGTCCAACTTTTCGACCAGAATCTTCTGGAGGTCTCGTGTAGCCACCTAGTAATACTCACTTCCAAGCGCCATGATCAAATCCGAATCCGGGGAAGTCAGATCGATAGACATCTACAACCGTTGATGGACTACCAATGTCTCGCGTATCTGCGATGTCCTTGATGCGCTCCAACAGGTCTCGTTTAATCGCAACCGGTACAGACACGTCCGACTCTTCTTTCTGAAGAACTTTGATCATCACATCAGCGACCACGTACTCTTCCCAGCCGTTAATGCCGTCGAACACGTCAACGTCGTTAACCAAGGGAACAAACCGGGGGGCGTACAACACTCGAATCGTCCTGCCTCCGGGAGGCAGAGGAATGATCCAAAGTTGAGCCGGGTTAGTGTTCTGTAGATGGTACTTCAGAACAATGTTCCCGTACCAGTGGTTCGTCCAGATTGGAAAGGTGTATTGATTCCTCTCTGCCATCTTGAAACGCTGAACACGGTCATAGATGCCGTTCGGAGCGCCAGGTACCCCAACGATCTGATGATCCACTCCGATCAACTTGTAGAACGGAGTCGCTGTCACCTTTGCCGTTCCTCCACTCGTATCCGTAGCCAACCCCGATGTGGTGTTGTACGTCAAAGTTGTTGCAGTCGGTACGGATGTGATGGGAAATGTACCATTGTATCCGGCAGTTCCTACGCCTGAAATTGTAACCAACTGCCCAGCGTTCAAAAGATGGGCGACTGTATCCGTGGTGATGGTTACTAAAGTACCGGACTGTGTCGCATTTGTAATAGTACTAATGGGAACAACGCCACCTGCTGGCAACGGCAACATATATATACTAGAACCATCGGGCAGGTTATATTTGTCATTGACCCCGTCGGTCGTAATCAAGTAAGGGGGGATCTGACTAAAATAATCTTCCCCATACGCCCCGATTAGGAGGTCGTACAACTCTTGAATCGAACTGTTGATGAAACCATTCAGTTCGGGGTCAGTGACGAACTGAGAATTGACCTTATCCGTCCGCTGTCGAACTGTGGTTCTGATACCGCTTAAATTGGTCTGCCCCGGGAGTAAAGCCATCCAACACCTCTACAGTTTAGACGGCCTACTCTTCCTCGTGCGGTGCCTCGTCGTGTGGCATCGCCTCAAGCATCTCGAACGCATCTTCGAGGCACTCAGCAACTCTCACAGGATCCTTCATATGGACGGCTTCGATTAGCTCTGAAGCAATCTCATGAAGACCGCTCGGCATCTGTTCGCCGTCGTCCCCACCATCCATCATCCCACCTTCAGCCATCTTCCGTCCGGTGGGACTGTGTTGCAGTATGACCTGTAGCGCTGGGTGCATCAAGGGGCTCCAACTAACTAGGTCGTTGCCTCTTCGAACGTGTACTCGACCCCAAGAGTCTGAGCAGTCGAAAGGGCATTCGAAAGAGACAAAGTCACGAAGTCAGAAGTACCTCGGAGAGTAATTGGTTTCTCACCACGAGTCGTAAAGTTCCACTCAACAACCGTGTTGGTGGCGTCAGTTGTTGCCCCCGTAGCAGCTAATGGTTCAGTCCGCATGGTGGCAGTCAACGTGCCTGCCGTAGGTGCCGACGGGGTTGCGTTGTAATAATGCGTAACCGTTGTCTGCTGTGTCGTAATGTCGTTAACTGGATCATTTTTGCTAAGCGTGGTCGTGGTAGCCGTAGTTGCTCCACCCGTGGTAGCAGTAGAACGTCGCTCAAGAGTCACATTCTGCGTCGCGTTTGCCACGCTCCCAGCTCTAAGCGTCAATTTGATCCACTTGATCCGAGTGACAAACCCCGCCGCCCCCGTAAACGAGACTAGCACTCCAGCCGCGTATTGAGCCGCCGGAACACTGAAAGCTGCTGAGAAGACCGGGTCAGACGTGGAGTGCGCCAGAACTACCGGATTGCCTGATTTATCGCCTACTGTCATTCCCATATTCTTGACCTACCTTATTTGACGCATTACGCGGGCGCCCCCGGAAATAGCACTGCAACCATTGGACTGCCTGTGATGTTCAGATCAAACCTTCCCTGACCGACTACTGGCAACTGTGGGTATGCTCCCGATTGAACACCGGTGTTGAAATCGAATGCTGGAGAACACGCGATCGTCAAAGTGTTGCTAGCAGTCACAGACCCATCATCGGTCCTAACAATCACGCCAGTCGAGAAACTTGAGGGTTGTGACGCATTTCTAGGACCTTGGGGTCCACTGAAATATGTGCTTGCCCAACCCAGAGTTACCGATCCGCTAGCCGGAACTTGCTTCGTTTGAGACGCTACCGAACTGGATGGAGCAAAACCAGTCTGACCCATCGCCAAAGCCGTACGAGAACCATCTTCCGCCATTATCGTGGAGTTCGAACTTAGATCAGTCGTAGCAATGTCGAGGATGTTTACCGGAGAAGTGCCGGTATTTGCCACGACAAGAGTGAAACGACACGACAACCCAGCCGTGATACTATCCCGATCGACACTGAGAGTAGCCGTGATTGCCATAACCTAGAAAGTCGGTGCCAAGACTGTAACATTCGTAGCAGTAGCAAAGATGCTAGTGCCGTCGGAGAAGGTGACATAAGCGTCGATTGCATAGACCCAACCGCCCATCAGTTGGCAAGTTCCAGCAGCTCCGCCAGCAGCTTGATTGGGCGTCGGAGCGTTGAAAGTGAAGGTCGTGGTGCTAGGAACTGCCACAACCGAAAAGATACCATTGTAGCCAGCTGGAACGATCGGAACAGACCCACTGATCGTATTTCCAGTGATGTTAACAACTAGACCCTGTCCGGGACCGGGGACGGTCGTCGGGAAGCCATGCGTGCTAGATGTAGTGACTGTACACAAGTTGCCGACTTGCGTGATCGAAGTGATACCAATAGCCGTCAACTGGGGAGTCAAATCATTCGCAAGACCCGTCTTGATGAATGGACCATGGATGATGTCTAAGTAGTTGTACGTATTCGTCGCACCGCCGGCTATTGACATGTTCGTAGCGGGGCCATTTGGCTGTCCAGAAAACCCCGGAACTGCTGCTGGAGTCGCATTCAACGGTGTGGATTGAATCCGAGGAGTAATCGACAGCACGTTCACCGGCTGAGCTCCACCGTTCGCGAGGGAAAGGACCACTCCGAACGGTTGGTTCGCTTGGATAACCGAAGCACTCAATGCGATGGTTCCAGTAACAGCCATGAATTACGTCCCAGACCCAATGCCGAGGTCAAGCTCCACATCTGCAATATCGCCGTTCGCCAGTTCGATGGCCGCACCCGTCGTAGGATTCAAGAATTGCATGGTCAAGAACGGTCCGGGAGAGCCCGCCAGGATTTGGGCTGTTCCCGCCGCCGTACCGGCCGCTAGGCCATTCTCCGGACAAGTATACGTAAAGGATGTCGTGCTGATCACCGACGTGATTGTGTACACGCCATTGTAGGCCGCCAATCCAGTGACAACAGGACCTGTGATGTTCGCTCCAGAGATTTGTACCAGTTGGCCAACTGCGAACGCGGGACTAGGAGCACTTCCGGTAGTAACCGTGACTGTGTTTCCGGATTCAGTGATGGTCGAAATCGTGACCGTTCCACTTTGCGCATTGGTCGTAAACGAACTGACTGGAAGACGAATCGTAGATTCGGGGAATGGGAAAGTTGTATCTGGATAGACCGAGGTCCCCAGAGTCTTATATGCCACCAATCCTTGGAGGAATCTGGTGAAAGATTGCTGAAGTTTGAGTGTGTAGTTTCCGGTCGAATTTCGAACGATAGATAGGACGCCGCGAGCTCCAGCCTGGATGCCAAAAGTGTTCGTAGCACCAGGGGTAGGAGCGGCAGTATAGAGACCCGTCTTGTAGTTGTACTGCATCAATGTTGGAGCGCCCACGGCTCCAACAGTGAATTGGCAGAACACCGTAGCCTTGTTAGGCTCAAGGTGGTACGACACCAGGTTCCAACGACGATCACCCATACATCCCTATCCTGATCCGGCCGTACTTACTGAGGCAGTTGGATCACAAGATTGTTTCGCGGAGCAGAAGTTCCTAACGTGAGATACGCACGCAGCATCAGCTGCGCAAAGTCTTGCCCCGGCACACGATTCCATTGGTGCATGTCGTCTTCAAACTCGGCAACATGCGGAGCGTCACCGGCCGACAGCAGTTCCCAGGAACGCATATCTAATGCATGTGCAATCCCTTGCTGTTGAGACTTGTCCGCAAAGACTCGAAGGCTAGATCCGCCAGCGAGGATCCGGAAACTCGGGAAAGAGATCACCGCATCCTTGTCCTGGTTGTGCTCGTCGTAGAAGATCTTCGCAGTCTCAGACTTCGCCAAACCCGCCCACGAAACATGGTTCAGGTAAGCCTCGTTCGGGAAACCGCCTGAGCGATTGACCAACGCAAGACCGTCGATGAACCCCTCAGCGATATTCTGACCTTGTGCGTTATATCGGCTACCTGCAAGACGAGTCGGATCGACGCTTCGGTCTACAGACTGGAAGTTGTCACCCGTAGTCGGAGCGGTAGTAGGAATCCAACCTTGAAGACCTGGGAACTTGTTATTCCTGTCTCCTTGAACCGTCAAAAAGTCGGCAGTAGTCCAACTGGCTGGAGTTGCTGGCGCTCCACCAAACGAAGTGGAAACTGTGATAGTTCCTGAAGATTCGTCACGCTTCACCACGAAACCATTTGCAGCCCGTGGAGACCCGGTCGTAGTCGTCGCCGCTTCCAGGACATCATTGATTTCGAAGTTGACCACGTCCCCAGGATTCTGAAGAGTCAGAACTCCTGTACTAGGTGCGATCGTAGTGCTGATTTGGCCGATGAAGCCTGACCCATCCCGATACAACGAGGATGCAATCGATTGACTGACCTTCAACCAAGCGGAGTCAACGATAGGAACAGCATCCAAAAGAAATGCACCTTGGTTAGTCGCAGCCAGTTTCAGCGTCCGACCATCGATGTACGCAAAATCGTAGTCGGTCTTGATCGCCAACTGAAACGCAGAACCTTGAAGGGTCTGTGCGTTCTGAGCAGCAATCGCAGCAGTCGCTGATCGACCGGCCACGGGGGCGTACCGAACAGGGATTGGAACTATCTTACCAACAACCTTGGTATTTTTTGCAACCCGGTGAAAAAGGACGTGAGCGTCTTGACCATACATCAGATCAGCAGCGATCTGGAGATCAGATTCGTAATACTCTTTGAGTAGAAAGGCAGCGTCGGAAGCTGAGAAACTTGCACCCATCGAAGGACATCCCTCGCGCTACGCGCGGTCGAATGTGATTTTGTACGTCCTTCAGATGAGCCCTAAGTTCGTTAGAACCTAGATGCGAGCAGCCTTCTTTGCTTCTGCGCTGGCGATCGTGCGTTGAATCCGTTCATTGAAACTTAACCGCTTTCCAGTTTCAGGATTTGGCATGCCAGCTTCGGCTGTCATCTCGTTACTTACGGTACGTACTTCCCGATCCGCGTCTTGCTTAGATTCCTTCTGGGTTGCCGTTGTACCGGCAGGTATACCCTTCGCTTTAGACGCTACTCTGTCCTTCCACTTCTTACTTTCGACGAACTTCTCTACTGAACCAGACACGGCTTCTTCGAGAATATCACTTGCTTCTTTAACACTTAGCAGCTTCCTCTGGGTTCGGAAATGTTCCTTGATCAAGTCGTAAACCAACGACTGTAGGCCCATTGCCTTAATACCAGAGTATTGCTCAGCATTACTCTCGACGAACTGACTGATCTCGCCACGGAAGTTCTGAATTGTAGCGACCGCTTCACTATTTAGACGCGCAGCCGCCGATCGCTTGGATTGATCCTTCTCTTCTTGGGCCTCATTCCTAAGATTCTGGATTTCCTCGACCAAGGCGTTAATCTTCTGGTCGGCTGTTGATTCACCATTATTAAGTATCTGACTGGTCCATCCCCCATAGTCAAGTTCGACCTCTTTAGCCACCCCCGCCGGATCGGTTTTAGCGCGAGACTTTAACTCCCGCGCATATCGTTCCCGCTCTTCAGCAACTAATTGTTGCTGTCGTTGTTGAAAAGCTTGGACATCTGCTTGATATTGACGACGTTCAGCGTGTAGCCTCGCTTCCATCTTAGCTAGATTGATGTAATCCTTCTTTGAAGTATCTGGCAGTTTTGGTTCAGCGGGCGCGGTGGAAGTCGCCACAACTACAGGCGCCGTCACCGATGCCTCAACCTTCTTGACTAGCTGATCTCCACCAGGAGTTGCCACCGAGTCTTTAGCGGCCTCTGCCTTGGACGCTTCTACCTTCGAAACTGCTGTCGCTACTCTTTCCTCAAGTGTTGCCATGTGTTTCCATCCTCTCTTGCTTTAACTTATTCTGCTACTTCTACCGCTAAAAGTCTGGGGGGTTGTGGTCTGCTTTCATTTCCAACGCACGGGCATTGTCTACTTTTGTCTGCTTAAACGGCAGCTTCATGCACCGAAACCAAACTGAAACAACATTCCCGGCTTTATCCGTTTCAACATCTAGGTAACTTGTATGATGAATAGTATTGTTATGCCCGTAAATCATTTTGCTCCTTTAACTAACACCAGCGGGTGCTGGGACATTCGGGATCATGTTTGATACCGGGGGAGCGCTTGGATTTGCTTGTGGTGGACCCACTCCTGGGGCTGCGACAAGCGTTGAAGGAGCTGCAAGTTTCTTCAACTTGCTAGTCTTCTCCATGAAACTGCGAAGCATGTCCAACCGGTCTTCAGGAAGGTCTTGACTCTGACCGTAGGCATAAAATTGAAGTGCCAACGTCATTGCAAGATCAAGATCCATATACGTCTCGGGATCGGTCTCTATTCCATCATCGACCATTTTCTCTAGAACCATCAGGACCCACTCTTCCATCGCATCCTGCAAGTTATCGATTCGCTCAATATCGGGGAAACTCATCAACTGATGACCAGTCCGAGGATCTATGAATCCAGCCTGAATCCATTCCTGGATCTGCTGCCAACGACCTGTTGGCTCTTGCACTAACGCGCTAATTGGAAAGACTTGAATCGTTGAATCCTTATGGATGTCAAAACCATCTTCAAGGATTTCCGTTAAATCTATTACTTGAAGAAACTTCTTGCCGGTCTTGACTTCATACTTCCCGTCGCGTTCAACGATCTGACTAGCAACGGAAAGACTGATCTTAGCAATATCTAGAAACAAGTTCTCGTATTGCCGTCCGCGCTCTTGAAAGCGATCCGTCTCGATAAAATCATAGCTTCGGATCGCTGTCCCACTTGTGATTCCTTCCGGAATACGAGACGAAGCTGACATCATACTGATACCAGATTGGTCGAAAGCACGTTCAATGAACTTGTCGATCGTTTCCCACCATTCAGGCTGTAGCACAGGCGGTGTCTCATACTTTGGCGGAGTTTCGCCACTGTAAGTGATCACTAGACCGAGTTCATTCGTCAGATGTTCCTTCGAAACCTTTGATCCTTGTTTCAGAAAGATCTTGAACGTGCCAGCAAGGTGCAACGTCCTAGAGATCACCATCAACATCCGATTGACGTTGATTTGAAGATTCTCTAATTGTTCTGCCAACGACTGCGCCCAATACCCATGTAATCGTTTGGACCAAGGGAGGACTGCAAAAGGGAAGAAGTCTTCCTCGTAATCCTCGACCTTAATCAGATTGAATTTCTCACATGTGATAACATGCTTCCCGTCTTTCTTCTTCGCACCCGATCGAAGATGCCACGATTCGCGCACCTCAATCATGTCAGCAACGCCAGGATATATCCCCTTGTCGGGATAACGAATCTTATCGGCTGTGCGAATCTGCTGAACTTTACCAGGAAACAAGGCTTCCAGTTGGAGCTGATCCACCGCGTGAACCCGGTGCCATTGCCGGGGTTTGCCCCAAATCGCCTGGACCTCATCGATCAAGATTTCGTTCGCTGGGACAATCTCGATTGCAACTCGTCCATCTTTCTCGAAGACGTGGACAATCCCATCGTGATGAACAGCAGCCATCTTCAAAGCATGAACACCAAGGTCATAGACTTTCAACTCTTGAAACATCCCGTCTATAAACTTGTTCAACTTTTTAGCCTTACGTACATCCTTATAGGTTCCACCGGAAGTCAAGAAGTAAGGCTTAGGTTTATTCTTTGCACCGAGTCGGCTAACGATCGTATCCACGACCGCTTGGATCAGATTGAATGTAACCCGGTCGATGTTGACACTTCCATAATTCTGCCGGAGTCTGACTTGATTGGGACCGTAGGGGCCAAAGAGGGCTAGATTCCCATACAATCGGGTTGAATCTATCAGCTGCCGAATCCGGGGCCGCTGCTGCCGCTTCAGTACTTGCAGGACAGACGTGATTGACTTAGCAGCATCATCGCCTTTCTGGTTCCACCAATCTCGGGGATACCCATCGTAACTGTTCTCCGAAGTTTGACCTTGATAGATTGCCATTGATTAAGTCGTAGTTGGAAGGATCTCATCATCCACGGGCGGTTGATCAACAGACCAATACTTTGCATCTTTCAAGTCGATCGGTGGAATTGATGCACCAATAGGAGCATCCATTTCCATTGATATGTCGATGTCGCTGTTCTTGAAACGATACACCTTGAACTCCCGCATCATTGCAAACAGAGATTTGATCTCATCTGGTGTCATCGTCCTACTCGGTCAAACTGGATTAGACCACACTTAGAGCAATACGGACCGCCGTTCCAAACATGCTTACATACATGCTGTTCATCTACATTAATTGGTTCTGGCAACCACACAGAAAGACCGTCCTCATCTTGAGCTCTTCCAAAGATCCGTTCCCACCCTTCCCGATATGCATCATTGACTACGAAGTAAGGGTCGATCCCGGACTCGCCGCTGCTCTTACAAAACTGCTTCATATCCTTGTCTCTCTGTCGTCTTTCCGTGCTTGTCCATCGAATATCTTTCCGCGTAGGAGTCACTCCAGACTTGTAGATTTCGTTGTGTTCCGCGACATTCTTTTCGATGGTTTGGTCGTCATAGATAGACATGGAATCCTTCCTAGATTTGACGCATACCGCGGCCAGCTAGCCAATTCAACCGCTCGATCACGATAGAGACTTGGTCGGATGGTTCCAAATCATCATGCTCCCGTTGATTCCGCTCTAGTAAGTCATCCAATCGTTCATCCTGAACCAACTTCCCCTGAGCTCGAGCAAAGCCCGGTCTAGGTGCAAATTCTTCCATGGAATCAAAGAGGTAAGAATAATTCGCACGCCAAGCATACAAGGCCGAGTCCGCACAGTGATTAGGACCATGTTCTACTCGACGCGTAACCATTCCGGCACGTTCAATCTCGCGCCAAGTCAAACTAGAGTATTCCTCTAGTAAGGGATCACAGTTCTCAGTATCGACCTGGATCTTTCCGGTTGTAAAGTCGGCATTCATCAAGCCGATGAACTCTTCTTTGCCCCGTTTGTCTGCAAGCTCAAGTGGCAGAATCAAACGATTGCACATCTCTGCAACACCCTGCTTGTTAGCGCCGTCAATCACGATTCGCATTTGCTCGTCGTACTGTATCTGCAAAGCATGGATCGTCTGTGCTACACCGGTGAAATCAAGACCCGGTTGCTGAAACGATCGACGGATGTACATCGCTGGATCATTGTCATGAAATGCAGTCACTGTGAAAGCCGAGGGGTTGGTGAAACCTAGGTCCACTCCTAACGTATGACTCCAGTTGCCTTGTGGATAGCTCGGCAACTCTCCATCCCACGCATTCGTGTCACTATACTTGTAAACAAGTTTCGTGAGATCGATCGCCCAACGACCCAAATAGTTGCAAACAAAGAAAGGAACTTGCTTGAACTCCGGACCGTTCTCCTTGATCAGAGAATCCACTTTCTCCTGAAACTCTTTGGCGATGTACGGATTCACCGTTCCGGGCCAACCGTGGAAGGACCAGTTGCCGGTAGGGTTGACCTGATCTGGATCGCGAACCTTGGTTACGAACGGCTTGCTGGCGTCAAAATTCTTAGTGAGGTCGTAGAACAGCCCACGCTTGACATATGGATTAGCCACTCCCATCAGACAGATGGTCCCACGATCATCCAAGGTAGCAGGGTCCAGGGTATCATTAATAAACCGACGGATATCCGTTTTCCAAAGCGGGGCCTCATCAATCCCGACAAGCTTCAACTTCATTCCATACAATTTGTCTTTCTGACCTTCGTCTTGATCCACACCCAGAAGATAAGAAACACTGCCATTAGCAAAAGTAGCCGACCGATCCGTCTCATTGAACTTTGCTCCTAACCTGTATTCCCGATTAATCTTCTTCAACGCGTGCCAGAGGATCTTCTCAGCTGAGTCTCCAGTCAAGGCGATATACAGGCATACACTCTCAGGATACCTTAGATTGGTCTCACACATATATCGAGCGAAGGTCAACGACTTTGCGGCTCGTCGAGTGCAAAACAATCCTTTTCGGGAGCTAGGATCGTCCATCCACGCACGTCGCTGAGGGAACGGAAACTCTAGCGGTCGATCTTTCGACGAACGTGGCTTGAGATTCCGGAGTTGCTCCTCAAGATGCTTAAGTCGGGTGGCTAAACTGCTCATTTTTCATAGGAAAATTGGACAACGTTTGCCCATGGAGTGGTGAACGTGTACCGCGTGGTATCTGTTCCGGTATAAGAGATCTCAAGACCCCGGTCACATTCAGTGATCATCAGGCCACAAGCTTTGAAATCCAATTTCATTGAAGACACAGTCCGTGTCTCTGTACCTCGAATTGAGACAGCGTGCGCTAGAGTACAACTGGAAACTCTACGACCGAAACTAGGCATGTCTAAAACTTTAGACAGTGGATGAATCCCCCCCGGCACCGCACAAGATTTATGAAGTTCTGGAATTTGGAATACTGCTGTTGATATTGATCTAGGTGCATCGCTCGTATCAACAGTCAAACCAGTAGTCTTTGATGCAATGTACCGCTTAGCGGCCTCTTCAGCTGCAAACTGCTCATCTTGTGTCTTTGCCATTCTGTCCTCTCTTACTTTAACTCAGTTAAAACTTTTGTGAATAAGTCAGTTCCAAAAGGGATCACACACAATAAGGATTATATACAGCTTGTGGTAGTTTGGACGCTTTGAAAGCCGACCCGGCCTTGGTCAGATGCGTTACAACTTGGATGTCGTGGAATTGAAGGAGTTTGGTTCCTAGATGGATCCGACGGAACGAAAGCTTGATATACAAGTAATGCAGTACGTGATCTTCGGTGCAAATGAAGCCTAAGACCACATCCGGATTATCCTGCATCGCTAGGATTGTACATTGACCACCACGTGCCATGATCCGATCAATGATCGTGTGGTGCTGTTTGAAGTAAATTGCTGGGGGGACATGGTTCGCAAACTGGGAGTGACGATATGACTTCAACCAAGACGATGTAATGAATGGCCAATCCTGGTTGGTTGCAGGTCGAACTAATGTCTCGTGAACGAATGGCTCTATCGCAGTGAATGTCGGCGGTCGACAGAGGTTTGCTTCCATTACAATACCTCGCCTACAGGAGGACTAATCACGGGAATGACTGCAGCGCTCTCACTCAGTTTAAAAAAGTCTGGACCGCTGTCCGTTTGTGGTGCAGTCGCATTTGCTAGCATCTGTTCGACCTTGTCCAGTCGATCCTCGATCTTCGCACCTCGAACAAGTTCGCCTAGAACTCTTGCACCATTAATCACCAACTTCGCAGTTTCAGGATCAGATAACGCTGATGTCTCTTCAAGCGCACGAATCGTGTCAGCCAGAAGAGCTCGAATATTCTCCATGCTCTTCAACCGACGCTGCTTCCCTTTCCGCATTGCCTGAATCTCTCTTAAGACTATTCGGACGTCTCGGCGGGCTTTGTTTCGGCTTCGACAGGATCCAAAACTCCACCCGCCTTTGCCTGAGTCGTAAGCTTGCATCTATTCGCCTGTTTCTGGAGTTCATTCATCTCCTTCAAAAGCTCCTTTCGGTGTCGTGGCAGAACTTCCAGGTAGTGATACTCGAGTTCTCCAAGTTTGACGCACGCTTGAGCGAATCTCGCCATCAACTGATCGAACTTGGATTGCATTGTTCCATTACTTCCTTCTGTCATTGCTCGCTCCGGTTAGTCGCCAAAAACTACGCCCGCTACATCATTCCATATTGCAGAAATCGCCGTGTCGATGTCAGAGTCAAGGCTGGTGCTCGTTAAACTTGAAATGCCAGCGTATTCAAGGGTGGCATGAACAAAACTGTTGAGATTCATTGTTGGATTCTGAATGACTGAGACCGCCAACGCTTGTCGTTTCCGCTCTACATTCGCCTTCGGATTAGGTGTCTCGGCAAGAATCTGTTCTGCCGCTCGAACAGACGCCATGCGAATCCGACCCGCAAAAGTCAGATTTGCCGTCAACGTATCATCAGCAGTATAGGACACTAAAACTCCATCAGGGAAAAACGTCAATTCCACTACTACAACTAACTAATCTAAGCTCGTCAGTAGCTCCTACACGTTGAAGATGATGAACGAAAATTTAAGGTTTCCGGTCGTAACCGTTGCCACACCAGTCGCACTGACAGATGTGACCGTGAACGATCCCGCCCCAGGAACACACACAAGATCAGCAACACCAACGCCGATAGTTTCACAGAACGCAAAAACGATAGAGGTGGCAGAAACCAAAGTGTTAGTAACCACGCACGCAGAGGCACCTGATGCGATTGCTGCGCGACCCGTGACCTTGCTGATAGTAGTGTTGCCTGGCGTTCCTGAATTGTCAGTATACTGGCCAGGAGTCTTCCAATCGATCGGAGAACTCGGCTGAACCGTGCCCGTGCCAACTGGAGTTAACGCAATCCCAATACTAGCCCCACCTCCGCCAGCCACAATCGAAGGTGTAGTTGCTGACCCTGAGACGGTCAAAAAATTAGTTTGATCATTACCTAGCCGCGACTGTCCATTGACTACGAATGTTGGCGCTCCGTCCTGCACCAATATCCCAATGCCTCCAGAAGTAGCAAAATTGATTGCTGATGGGCTATATCGGATCCCACGCGTTGGGGTCACTCCGGCCGCAGAGCCATCAAGCGCCAACCAACTCCCAGAAGGTATGGAGAGCGCGCTTCCTGACGTTACAGAAAGAACTAATGATGGAAGCGAACGCAGCAGGCTTAATGGGAGTTCTAGCATCCTCCCTATTTAGACGCGTTACGCCTCAACCAAGAACAGCTGGAGAATGGACCATCCTGAATATCTGGCCGGGCCGAAACTTCTTTCCAATGCGAGTCGTGTAACCGTCCACTTCAAGCACATCCGCGATCGTTCTGTATGTCACCCCATCACGGGCCAATTCTTGGACTTTTCGTACGACGACTTGCTCAACGGGATTCGGGAGAATCTGCTTATGGTCCAATGACAGTGTCGACCCATATGGCACCTGGCCGCCACAGTACTCCCCACGACTACGCTTCAACTGCAGAGCTATCTTAGCGCGTTCCGCTAACGTTCCAGGCATCCATTGGCCACACTGGGAGCATCTACTTTCGGGACTCATACTCTTCCAGGAATTTAGTCTCGAATTTCGCCGTTGGTATATCATCGGCCCAGTAGTGAGTAGTCTTCTGCCGAGGGCGCCGATGATACCAAAAGAGGAAGCTTGCAACGAAAGCCGCCCAGACTACAACTGTTAACAAGTATCTCATTTTAACCTCAGAAAAAATGCGTACCAGACGAAGAATGCAACTATAAGAATTGGCCAAACCGCCCAAACCGCAACTACTAGACGATAGCTCATGCGGTTTCCTTACTCATTTTACCCCTTGGCGCAACTTGCAATAGCTGAAGTAGCTTCACGGACATGAGAACATAGGCCGCGCTCCTCGCCGCGCTCGACGCCGCGCTCTCCGCGCTCCACGCCGCACTCGCCGCCGCGCTCCTCGCCACGCTCCTCGCCGCACTCGCCGCCGCGCTCGCCTCCGCGCTCGCCGCCGTACTCGCCGCCGCGCTCGCCTCCGCGCGCCACGCCGCGCTCTCCGCTCTCCACGCCGCACTCGCCGCCGCGCTCGCCTCCGCGCTCCACGCCGCGCTCGACGCCGCGCTCTCCGC